AAAAACATATTCATTGAACCAACAAGTTGACGATTTCTTAACTGTAACGATTCGTCTCTCATTAATGTATTACGATTTATATTCCGCATATTTGCCACTTTCTTACGGAACCACTCACGTGATTCAGCAGTTCGTGGTGTAATACCGGCACGGAAAGCTTCAAGCTCTAGTTTTTGAAATAAATTACTCATAGTACATCTATTTATGTCGATTTGCTACGTCTTTTATAGGGTTTTAGTGGTTTAGTTGATCGGGGTTTAATACCCATTTTCTCTAATGTATCTTCAGTCCATATAGCAAATCTCCAACCTCTATCCTTAGCAAACTGTTCTGCTGCCTTCCATTTATTCTGATTTCTAACATAGGTTATACCCTCTGTTATATAACGCCTAGTCTTACGTCCAGGATATTCCGGCGGCTTTGTTTCTTTCTTCGGTTTGATTTCAATAAGCCAGGTCTCTTTGTTTTTAAAAGTAATTTTTAGGTCAACGTAGTATCGATGGTATCTTTTATCAACATCGTAGAAATAAGGTATAACGGTTTCTTCACTTGACCATTTAAGTATGTCACTTGATTCGTCACACCATTTAAAACAGTATTTTTCCCATAGGGATCGGTAAATAACATTGGTTGGATTACCTTGGTATTTGCTTGGATTCTTGATTTTATATTTTCCAGAATAGGCCATAGTTTCTATATAAATAATGTTAAGATTTTTATATTTATAGGTATTTAAAATGGCCAGATATCGACAGAGTAACGGCACCATAGTTAACTTCAAACCGTCGCCGGACGCTGTTCCAATCGATGAAGGGGTTTCTAGTCGGAAAGCAGTAAATACTTCTGGTTCCTCTTCTTTTTCTAAATTTATATCGGATGCAATATCTACCCTGGGAGGTAGTGCTCGAAGCGGAGCAGACCAACCAGCATCTCTTAAATATCCTCTAGAATCTTATGGATATGCTGCTGAAGTAATTTTTAAACCTCTCAAGCCTGAATCTATTATCGATGACCTTTCTCAAATTATAACCTCGGCTAGTTCAAAGGTAACAAATTCCGGTGATGCAACAAGTCAGGGATTCCAAGATCCCTACGCGGATCCTATAATAAAAGAGTCATTGAGAAAGAAAAATCAATCCGGAAATTATTCTATTGATCGGAACGGAAATCCAATTGCTACTTCTTCTGGTGACCCGCGGAGAGTAAATATTGATACCCAAACTTTTAAAAGAAAAACTTCTGAAGATCTAAAACAATTTGAGGGTAAACAGAGTTCTAATGTTAATATTAAGGCAAGGGGTGATAGACAATTACGATTACAGCAGATTGGTAAAGAAGTTCGATTATATCTTCCTCAAGCTATTCAAATTACCGATGGTGTACAAGTAGGACCGATTGATCTTGGTACTGCTGGTGCAGCAGTCGAAGCTGGTATAGCAGGAGGAACTAGTGATGCTTTATCATTAGCTGGTCAAGCACTAGCAGGTGCAGATATTACATCACTAGTTGATGTATTTAAAAATCCTAATCTACAAAGTACAGCTGGAGCATTTGCAGTACAAAGAGCAGCACGAGCCGTTGGGGCACAAGGCGCTGCGGGTGCAATTGCAAGAGGAACTCGTGTAGCAGTAAATCCTAATACTAGAAGTTTATTCCGTGCCGTTAATCTAAGAGAATTTTCATTTACATTTAAAATGATTGCAACCTCAGCAAGAGAAGCAGAAGAGATAAAAAAGATTATAGCCTTCTTTAGAAAAGAACTTTATCCTGAAGAAATTGAAGTTGGTATTGGTGGGGTTACAGGTAGTTTGGCATATAGAATGCCGAACCTATTCAGTATAGAATTTAGATATAATAGTAACCAACAGATTGCTACAAAGATTAAACCGTCATATTTAAGAAACTTTACTGCAAGTTACAATCCTTCTGGTATGGGTATGCACGAAGATGGTAATTTCCTAGAAACAGATATTACTATGTCTTTCGTAGAAGATACGACACTCAGCAGACAAGATATCAATAACGGATATTAAAATGTCAAATTATTTTAAATTTTTTCCAAAAGTATTTTATAAGTTCGGTGATGAAAACGATCAGAACATCGCTCAGAATCTTACTGCATATATTGATCTTATCGATCAAATAAAAGATGAAATTTCTTTTTATGAATCTTTTACTATACTTGACGGAGATAGGCCAGATATTGTATCTCAGAGTTTATATGGAACTCAAGATTATCATTGGACGCTTTTCTTATTAAATGATAATTTACGAGAGCAAGGGTGGCCATTGACAGAACAAGAAATTGCAGCAAAGGCTGAACGAGTATATCCACACCGTGTTCTAATTACCGAAGAGGAAATAGCTGAATACTTTATTCCTGGTAGAGTTATTACAGGTACAAATAGTGGTGTAAGCGGAACTATTTTGAAAAGAAACCTTGATTTAGGCCAGATATTTGTTGAATCTGATACAGCATTTGATCAAACTGAACCGGTAGAAGTTTTAATAGAAGCTGGTGAGCCAAGAACGGTAGTATTAAAAAGTGAAATAGTTGAATATAATGCAGTACATCATTATGAAAATTCTTCGGGTGTATGGGTTGATATTGATCCTTATGCCCAGGTAACAACAGGATTAATTCCAGTTACATATAAGGAAAGATTACAACAACAAAACGAAGATTTAAAAATTATTAAGATTATTAAGCCGTCAGCAATCGAAGGCATAGTAGCTGAATGGAAAAAGTTGTTGAGGGACTAATATGGCCATTGATCAGTCCCAGTATAGGATAAAAGAATTTATTATTTCCTCAGATAGATTTCCAGGCCAAGATTTGGAAATTAATCCTGTACTTATCTCCGAATTAAATATATTCGAAAATATAGAATTTCCATACTTAACAGGAAACTTCCTTTTAAAAGACGATAATGGTATTCGTAGCTCTTTTGGGATATACGGAAACGAGGAAGTAAGTATTACTATTGAAGGACCTGTTGGTTCTGATATAGAATCAATTACTAAAACATTTATGATTACCAAGGTAGAGGAATCTTCTAAAGTAAATGATAGAGAATCTATGGATCTCTATACAATTATTGAAAAGCATGCCTATTTAAATTATATACAAAAGGTAAGTAAAAAATTCGAGGGTAAAGGCGAAAAGATTATTGAAAGAATTTTATATAATTATTTTAATATGGATTATGAAATAAAATCTTCTTTACCTTCTTTGCAACCAGCATTTCGTTATATTATTCCTTATCTTACCCCACTTGATGCAATTGAAATGATAAGAGATCGTATTACTTCCCCGCAGGGAACACCATACTTTTTTTATTCAACATTAAGAAGTGATAAACTAATATTAAATGATTTTGAAACAATTTTTTCTACTAAACCCTGGAATACGTTTAAAAAGGGATTTGAATATATCTATTCTTCAACAAATACAAATACCTCCAAGGGATCTCGTCCTCAAGATTTCTTTTATATTAAAAACTGGAAACCTCTTAGTTTGGAAAGTGTATTAAATGTTGCTATGGATGGTGCATACGGTTCTAAGTTTCAGGTTCTTGATTTAACAAGTGCAGGTGCATATGAGTTTTTATATAATTCAGTAAACACATTAGAAAATCTTTATTATACAGGTAAGATCCCTGGTACTATACAAAGAAACTTTAAAGATCAGGCTCTTACCGTTGATGATAGCCTAGTAATAGGTAAAACTGAAAACGATGAAAAAAGTGTTGGTGATTATACTTCTCGTTTTTATTCTACAATAGCTGCATCTCGTATTTTCGATACGATTAATGGTTATCATGATCATTCTGAAGATGCAGGCAAATATCAAAAAAAGATGGAAAGTAAATCTCTTAGAAATATTATGCTTAGGAGCGTGGTAAATATCGATGTTGCTGGCGTACCTTATCTTCAAGAAGAAAGAGGTATTGGTAACTTAATTCGTGTATTAGTACCTCTTAGCTCTAGTGCAGATAAAGGTGAAGGACTAATAGATCAAAAGTTATCTGGGGACTATTTAATCTATCAGCTTAGGCACGTCTTTACCAATGAAGGATCTCATACAGCTGCTATGAATATTGTGAAGGTGACGAACAGAGAAGGAATTGACGTATGACATTATCTATTCCAAAAGAGTTCTATGGTGATAATGTAAGATGGTTTATTGGTATAGTAGAAGATATTAGAGATCCTCTTAATCTCGGTCGTGTTCGGGTTCGTGTCTATGGTATCCATGACGCAGAATTAGAAAATGTTAACATTACTGATTTACCATGGGCATCAGTTGTTGTTCCTATTACTGATCCTGGTGTGGGTGAACTAAGTAATCCGTATGGAATACGTCCTGGTGCACAAGTATTTGGTATGTTTATGGACGGTAAGATTTCACAAATGCCACTTGTATTAGGATCCATTCCAAATCGACAGAATCTTACAGTAGAAAATAAATCAGAAGATACGGTATTTGTTCCTCTAGATAATCCTGATCATAGACTCCAAAAGGGTGCAAGAGAAGCTAAAATAGCAAAGAAGCCGATACCAATATTAAAAGGTGGTAACGAAGAAAAGGCATTTAACTTTCTTAAGTCTTTCTTTGAAAGTTGCGGATCCAGATATGCTGCTCAGAATGCTGCAGGATTTGTTGGTAACCTTTTACACGAATCAGGTGCTGGATTACCTCCTAGTTCACAAGAAAGAGGACCAATATCTGGTAGAGGCGGTTATGGTATAGCACAATGGACAGGACCAAGAAGAGTATTCTTTGAAAATAACTTTTGTACAAGTATCGAACCGCCAACAGCAGTTGACGATTTCGAAACCCAACTACAGTACATTGTATATGAATTAGAAAATACCCATAAGAATGTTTTAATAGGATTAAAGAAATCCTCAACGGTTGCTAAATCAACAGAGGTTATTTTTAAATATTATGAAACACCGGCAGTTGCAGTTGATTATATTAGACAGATAGATGATAAACCACCAAAATATCAAAAAGAATTATCTAGCTCAGAAGTAGTTGCAAGATATAATGATGAGCTAAACGAAAGAACAAAAGACGCAAGGCATGTATTTGATACTTACATGACAGGTTCACAGGCATGACGACAAATATTGCAGATCTAAACCGGGCGATGGAAAACGCCTTACGGTCTTTAAATTTCGAAGACACCTCAACTAATACAACAGCTGCAGCTAATAAGATTAGTGCTGCTGCCTCTACCACACTATTAACTGCTGGTGAAACAAAATCTGGACAAGAAACATTAACGTCTGATCTTGGTGCACTAGGAGCTGCATTATTAGATGCTGGTACACCGGTATTATCACAATTAGTTGAAGCTATGCCTGATTCCAGCAGCAGTGATCTTTCTTCTATTAGTGGCGTAAGTACTTCTAATCTATCGAACTCGTTTACTCATGTTGTTGCAGGTTCACCATCAACCGAGGGTGTAAAAGCACAACTAGAATCTGCTGCATCAAAGGTGAATAATACAATATCTAATTCAGATCTTCGTGGTGCAATGGAGGAAGTAGCTGAATCAGAATTTGTTGACGACGTTGCAGAAGTTGCTGAAAAAGTATATGATGAATTAGCAGATACAGTAACTACAGTAGGTACAGAATTTGTTAGAATCTTTGATGATGTTCTTGCTGGCGGTACTACTCTTGCCGGTGACGTTGCCGCTGGGTTATCTGCTGGTGCTTCTGAACCATTTTCTAGTAGTTCTACACAAAATATGATTAATACCCTTGACGCATCTCAACCTGTTGCATTTGCACAATTAGGATTAAGTGGAAATAATGCAATTGAAGTAACAGAACTATTATTTGATAATCGGATCGATTTGGCAACGGATAGAGCACAGGCAATACCAGGAAATAATAATCTATCAGAAGCAGAAATCCAAACAAGGTTAAGTAATATACCTATTCGTATTTCTGAACAAATTACACCACCAATAAGTACTAAAAATGTTACTACTTCGGTTTCAGCAACAACAGAACCATTTAATCCTACAGCAGCATCAGAAAAAGGTCCGGTAGTAGGTGAAGTAACATCCGTAAGAGATAATTTCCTTCAGAGCTCAGAAAGATCTCAACTTACATCTTGGACTACTGATAATGGAAGAAGTTCTTCTACACCAGCGTCATCACCATCACCAGATATTGAGAATACTATAATAAGTGGTTCTAGTCCAGGAAGAAGGATTCGTAGTTATCAAGAACTTAATCTTTCAATGAAAGGTATTAAGAGGGAAGTTACCGAGATGGTAATATATCAGAGATTTGCAAATGCAAATCCTCTTTCTTACTGGGACTTCGATGCTGAAATGAAATATCACGAAACTCTTTTCCGTCAAAGAGGCGGTAGTTTCTTACAGGAAATTGGTAAGCCTACTATGCACATATATGTTGATATGCAAGGAAATATGTTTGCAGGATCTCCTTTTCAGAGGGGAATAGAATTTGGAATTAGAGACAGACAAGATCTTACAATTAAAGTTATGTTCTTTTCTCTTCTATTTGGTCGTACAGACGAAGCTTTATCGCACTTTGTAAAAAGAGCAAAAGACGATAATATTGGATTTACCCCGCAGCAATCTTCAACACTAAAATCAATTGTAAAATCATATCATGAGACATTCCCGTATGGAAGACTTTTCTATGCAGATGTAGAAAGCGAAGATGGATATCCTGAATCTAATTCTATAACAAATTTAGGTTCTTCTACTGTATCTTCAATAGCAAGAAGCTATAATATTCAGAATTACGGCACATCAACAAAAGTTCTGACAAAATCTGAATTACAAGCTGCTGCAGTAGCAGCGGCAGGAGGTTAACTTGGCAAATAATTGGAATCCGGAAAATGAATTTGATACCTCTACAGATCTTGGTGGCGGATCATCTAAAAGTAAATTAGGATTTAAAGATCCTACCGGAGCATTTAATTTAATAAAAAATGCAGGATTAAGTAATGTTAGTCCTAAAGCTTTAAGTGGTGGCGAGACGGTAGATCTACAAGGTCATAACGGATTTGTCTATATTGATAACTTTGGTGAAGAAGCTGAAGCTACAAATAACTATCATATAAGAACTCCTGGTGGTCATGTTATAGAACGTAATGATACCAGTGGCCAGGAAAGAATTCTATTAAAACATAGTTCAGGTGATACACTTATTAATATGTGTCCTGCTGGTGAAATTATTATTAAATCAAAATCAAGAATTGATGTAGTAAATGGCGATCATTCTTTTACAGCTGAAAATGGAAAGCTTACTTATAAAGGTAATCTTGAACTAGAAGTAAAAGGCGACTTTACAGTTAATGTTGATGGTGAATATAGAGTTAATTCACAAGACAGAACAGAAACTGTTTACGGCCCTTTTAAGACTACAGTATACGGTAATAAATCTGATATTATTGAAGGCAATGTTGCTAGACAAGTAACTGGTATTACAACACAAACAAGTTTATCAGGATATAATAATATTGTAAAAGGACCTAGTCGACATGTAGTAGAAGGTGCTATGACGCATAATTCAAGCGAAAGTATTGATTTTACTGCAAATAACCAAATTGATATATCAACACAAACACTTAGGCAATCTGCTAAAACCCTCAATATATTTGGATCTACGGGTACTATTGGTGGTGAAAGTATTATATATTATGCTAAAAATTATTACGGAACTAGTGCACTATTTACTGCAGGTGTTGAAGCACCGTGTTTTATTGGTGATTTAACTGGTAAGGCTGATAATGCTAACCAAGCAGATTTTGCTACTACTGCTGGACAAGCACCTCTTGGCTCTGCTGGTTCACCTGGTTCTAATACACACGTTGCTAGAAATACTACTGCAACCGCAGAACCAACAGCAGCAAATGTTGGAAACTATTTAACAAAATATGGAATCAAAAAAGTAGCAGTAGATCCAAATAATATTATTTTAGGATATATTAATCTATCTACAAAGCAAGGGGGAGTAACGAATAGATCCTTAGATATTAAGGGCGTACGTATGCGTATGGCTGATCCAGCCCACCGAGCTAATTCTAAATTTACTGCATACAATATTGCACAAGGTAACTTATCATCTGATCATATAAGAAAAACAGCAACTCAGGTCGGAAGAGTTAGAAGTGCTAAAAGGATAATTGTAAAAGGTAGCACTCCTATTGGTAATATCTCTCCAGAAGGTAGTGCAATTAGGCTTATACAAAATATTGCACCCGTACGTGATTTACTCCTTCCAGTAAGTTTACAGGCATCTATTTCTGGTGGTATTACTAGTTCAACACAACTAACAAAAAATATTAGGTTAGGTAGATTTTTATCAGCCGAAGGTTTTTCAGCTACCCTACCACAAATAGTTCAATCAGGTACCGATACACAGCAAGTTGCTAGAAACCTGGCTCACTTTGCTACTATTCTACAAACCTTTAATGATAATGTAGAAGACTTTTCCGGATTTGAATTATATGTCACTGAAGGTGTTTATATACCTTACAAAGATGAACAGTATACAACAGCCGGTCCGCTTGATATAGCAAGAGAGGGTAGAAGAATAGTTTTTGAGGTTCGTGATGAAAGTGGTATGGATCTAGAACAGACCTTTGAAGCCGCTACTTGGTTAGCAGCAAATACTGCCTTTGAAGAACTTACTCTGGATTATGATACGTATAATGGACCAAATAATTTGAATGCGCGCATCGTTATGACAATTAATAATATTCCTAGTACATTTATCCAGACATTTAATAAAAAAGTAAAAACTTCTTTTAATAATGAGATTCAGGCAACCAATGAAATAATGGAGATTCTTCCTTTATAATTGATATAAATAGATAAAAAGAGAAATAGAATGGCAATTGTAAGAAGATTATCAACAGATGACGCTAATTTAGAAGCATCATCCGTATTTGCAAATAGGGTCAAAAAGTATAAAGATATTGACCTTGCATTTGCAAATAAAGCTTCTGGTGAGATCTATAAAAAGTCAGATGCTGCTGCAGTAAAACAGGCAGTATCGAATCTGTTACAAACAAATCATTATGAAAAGCCATTTCAACCCTTTTTCGGAGGAAATTTAAGATACTATCTTTTTGAGCTTGCTGATGATAATGCAGCTTATGACGTTTACCAGAATGTTATTCGTGTTATTAATTTATATGAACCAAGAGCAAATGTTTTAGAAGTAGATGTTAATGCTCAACCGGATAGGAATTCTTTAGACGTCAAGGTTACATTTGAAATTGTTAACACAGGCGAAGTAGTAGTCGTATCAACAAATATTTCGAGGCTAAGATAATGGCAACAACAATTAGATCAACCTCTCTTGATTTTGAATCTATAAAAAATAATTTAAAAACTTATCTTATAAATCAAGATGAATTTACTGATTATAATTTTGAAGCTTCTGGGCTTTCGAATATACTTGACGTTCTTGCGTATAATACCCATATCAATGGTCTTACAGCAAACTTTGCACTGAATGAATCTTTTATTGGTACAGCACAACTACGTAGTTCACTAGTATCATTGGCTGAAGGTATAGGATATATTCCTTATTCACGTATACCTTCTTCTGGTATTATCAATCTTTCTCTAGATCTATCAGGCGTAGCTGGTCGTCCTGGAACAATTTCAATTGCTTCTGGTAAGACGTTTACTGCATCGGTTGATGATGTTACCTATACTTTCCAAACAAGAGAATCAATTTCAGCCCAAGATGATGGTAACGGATTATATAATTTTGTAGATGGTAATAATAATACTGCTATTAAGATTTATGAAGGAGCAGTTAATACTAAAACCTTTATAGCTGATGCGCCTACACAAAATGCAATTTATATTATTCCAGAATCTGCAATGGATACTTCAACTGCAGTAGTTCGCGTGTATGCTACTCCATCCTCATCTTCGTTTTCGACATATACTAATATTATTAATGCTACAACACTTTCAGCCTCTACTACCCTTTATATTTTAAAAGAAACACCAAATGGTTATTTCGAACTTTCATTTGGCGATGGAACAACATTCGGGGTA